GCTGTAGGTGTGCAGAACACCTATGGCCGGCGCCTGTTCATCATCGCGGCCACTGTCGGCATCGACAGTGCCACCGCTACCTGGGCCGAGTATCAGACGGCCCAGCGTGACCTGGTGGCCGGTCTGGTCGCTGACCGCGTGATTGCGGTCCCGCAACTGCACGGCAACAACCTGGGCGTACTGGCCGGGCGCCTGGCGAATGCGGCGGTCAGCATTGCCGACTCCCCGATGCGCGTGGCCACCGGTGCGCTGATCGGCCTGGGCGACACCCCGGTCGACAAGGACAACGTACCGCTGCAGTCGGCCACCAGTGCCGTGCTCGATGCCGCCCGGCTGTCCGTGACCCAGACCTATGCCGGTTACCCGGGCATGTACTGGGCAGACGCCAACATGCTGGTCGCTCCTGGTTCCGACGCCGACGTGATCGAGTATCTGCGTGTGCTCGATAAGGCAGCCCGCCGCGTGCGTGTACTGCTGATCCAGCGCATCGGCGATCGCCGCCTCAACAGCTCGTCCGCCAGCATGGAAGTGAACCGTACTGCGCTGATGGCACCGCTGCGCCAGATGGCCAAGTCCACCAAGGTCGGCGCCAACATTTTCCCAGGGGAGATCGAGCAACCCGGGAAGGACTCGATCACGTTGGCCTGGACCAGCAAAACCGCAGTCGTCGCCTACCTGACCCTGCGCCCCCTCAACTGCCCGAAAGACATCACCGCCAACCTGGCGCTGGACCTTTCGCTGTCCGAAACGGAGTAACCCATGGCAGCAAAGATTGGTGGTAAGAATTTTGATATCTCCCTGGGCGACACCAAGATCCATTGCGAAGCCTGCACCCTGGATATCACCGACAACACCGCCGTGGCGCAAACCCGGGGCGTTCCCAACGGTCACGTCGACGGCGACGTAGCAGCGGCCGGTGAACTTGAGGTCGACATCACCAACTTCAAGCTGATCACCGAACAGGCAGGTACTGCCGGCAGTTTCCGCGAGCTGGAGCCGTTCGACATCGTGTTCTACGCCAAGGCCGGCGAGGAAGAAATCAAGTACGAGGCCTTCGGCTGCAAGCTCCGCGTGTCCAGCCTCCTGAGCCTGGACCCCAAGGGCGCCACCAAGTCCACGGTGAAGCTGCCTTTCGACGTGACGTCGCCGGACTTCATCAAGATCGATGACGTGCCGTACCTGGCGGCCAGCGAGATCGAGGACCTGACCTGATGGTTTGCCCGTTCGACCGCGCCCAGGCTTTGGAACAGCGTCAGCGTGACCAAGCCATCGCCGCCGCGCTGGCCCAGGTGCGTCCGTCCGGGCCCAGCCTCACCCATTGCGAGGACTGCGACAAGCCGATCCCCGAAGCGCGCCAGGCGCTGGGCGGCATGACTCGTTGCGTGCCTTGCCAGACCCTTATCGAAAAAGGATTCCGCTGATGAGCACGAATCAGGCTGCTCAGGACACAGCCATTGCATTGGTAAAGGCGTCACCGGCGATTGGCGTGGCTGCCACCGGTGCAACAGGCGCCGTTGACTGGTCGTCGGTCGCCTACATGCTGACTGCCTTCTACATGGTGCTGCAGATCCTGCTGCTGGTCCCCAAGTACCGGCAGATGCTGCGTGACTGGAAGGGCAAGGTATGAACCTGCGCGCCAAGATCGCAGCCGGCGCAATTATCTTCTGCAGCACGGGACTCACTGCGTTCCTGGGCAAATGGGAAGGCACCGGCCAGAACGTCGTCTATGCCGACAAGTTGGCCCGGGGCCTCCCGAGCGTGTGCAAGGGCATTACGAAGCACACCAGCCCGTATCCCGTGGTAGTCGGCGACTACTGGTCTGACGCGCGCTGCGCCGAAGTCGAGCACCTGGTGATCAGCAAGGGCCAGCTCGAACTGGCGGACTGCATCACCAACCAAGCCGTAGGCCAGAACACGTTCGACGCCCTGACCAGCCATGGTCACAACGTCGGCAACCCGAACACCTGCGCCAGTCGCGCCTTGAGCCTGATCAATGCCGGGCACATCGTCGAAGGCTGCAAAGCCCTGGCCTGGGGCCCGGATGGCAAGACTCCAGTGTGGGCCTACGTGACCGACGCCCAGGGCCGCAAGCGATTCGTCCCGGGCCTGCATAACCGGCGCCTGGCCGAGATGGAGCTTTGCCTGAAATGACCATCAGCCCGCTACGACTCGTCCTGCTGCTCCTGGTTGTCGGCCTTCTCGGTTGGACCTGGCTCGATCACGTCGCTGACCAGCGTGATACCGCCCAGCGCGACCTGGACGCCGCCACAAAAGAAGTGACGGGCCTGCGCGCCGCTGCAGTGCTGGCCGGCGAAATGCTCGCCGCCCGCGACCAGATCGACCAAAAACGTACCGAGGAACTGAACCATGAACGCGCTGAAAACGCGGCTCTGCACCGTGACGTTGACGCTGGCAATCAGCGGCTGCTCGTCCGTGCCACCTGCAGCCGCCCCGCAGTGTCCGCCAATACCGGCGCCGGCCGCGTGGCTGATGCAGGAACCGCCGAACTCGCTGCAGACGCTCGACCGGATTATTTCACCCTCCGCGACGAGCTTGCCCTCAGCCGAGAAATGACCCTCGGCCTGCAGGACCACATTCGCCAGGTGTGCATGCGCACGCCGGTACAACCCTGAATCACCTCAAACCAACGGAAAGCACCATGACCACCACAACCAACGACGCTGTACGCGAAATCACCCTGGAAGTCAGCGACCAGGAGTTCACTTTCAAGCTAGATCCGCAGGTCGTGACGAAGTACTTCAACTCGACCACCCAGGCCAACAAGGTCGCACCGGCCAACAACCTGCTGGTCAACACCGTGCTGCAGGACCAGCGCGCCTCCCTGAAACCGTTCCTGGTCAATCCGGTCACCGTCATGGAGCTGGCCGGCGCCCTGCTCGAGGAATACGCACCAAGCCTTGATGTGATCGTAAAAAAGTCCTCGAGCACGCTGACCGCCTGAACGAAGACGGCTTAGGCCAGCTGGTGGCGCTTACCACCCGCTGGCTGCCCGGTTCCGAACTCACCATTGAAGCAATGGGAACAGCCAAGTGGCTGGAGGACGAGCACTGGCGCCGCATGGAAATCGCCGTCGCCAACGGCATCGCTTACGCACTGAACGGATAACCCTCAATGGCCGATCGCTCCGCCCGCCTGGCTTTCATTCTCAGTCTCACCGACAAGGTCAGTGCGCCATTGGGCAAGGTGAAAACGACCTTTTCCGACCTGGCTGCTGCAGGTGAAACCAACATCAAGCAGATGGGCCTTGGGCTGGGCGGCATGATCGGTGCGGCCAAGGGCATTTCGGAGTCCCTGGAGCCGGCGCTTGAGATGAATCGGGCGCTCGGCCAGGTGCGATCGCTCGATGTTGCAGGGGATGCCCTGGACGCACTCAACAAGAAGGCCTTGGCCTTTTCCGTTCAGTACGCCACCAGCGCGTCCGAGTTCGTGGAGTCGGCTTACAGCATTTCCGGGGCCATCAAGGGCCTGGCCGGCGACCAGTTGGCCACCTTCACCAACACGTCGAACCTGCTGGCCAAGGCCACCAAATCCGACGCCGAAACCATGGGCCAGTACGTCGGCACCATGTACAACGTGTTCAAGGCTGGTGCCGACGCCATGGGTAAGGATAAGTGGGTCGAGCAACTGGGCGGCCAGACCGCCACGGTCGTGAAGCTGTTCCGCACCGATGGCGCCCAACTCAAGGACGCTTTCAAGGAAGTCGGCGCGATTGCGACGTCATCCGGCATGAGCATTGCGGAACAGTTCGCGGTGATCGGCACGCTCAGCAGCACCATGGAAGGCGGCGACGCCGGCGGCCGTTTGAAGGCCTTCTTTGAGAATGCCGCGAACGGCGCCAAGACCCTGGGCGTCAAGCTGACAGACGCCAAGGGCAACATGCTGCCCATCATGGACGTGCTGGCCAAGCTGCAGGGCAAGCTGGGCGACCTCACCACCGCATCGGCCAACGCCAAACTGCTGGCCGCATTCGGCGGCGAAGGCGCCCAGGTGATCGGTGCCCTGGCCAAGGACACCGACCGGCTGAAAAACGGGATCATGGAGCTGGGCAAAGTCCGCGGACTCGAGTCGGCTGAGAAAATGGCCCAGGCGATGGTCGACCCCTGGCAGCAATTCGGCGCGGCCGTGCAGGCCTTGCGCATCTCGTTCGGCCAGGCGCTGATCCCGATACTGACCCCACTGATGGAAAAGCTGGTGGCCATCGCGTCGACGCTGACCCGTTGGTCCCAGATGTTCCCCAACATTACCCGGGTTATGGGCATCACCACCTTGGTCGTCCTGGGTCTGATCGCTGCAATGTCCGCCATGACCCTGATCGTCGGTATGAGCAAAATGGTCTGGCTGTCCATGGTGACGATCTGGAAAGTGCTGACCTGGACCGGTTACCGCTCGATCGCCATGTTCCTCTACCACACGGTCATGATCGGCGCGTTCGTGGTCGGCATGGTGGCCATGTACACCTGGATGGGCGTGGTCCGTGGCGCCATGTTGCTCTGGCAAGGCGCGATCTGGCTGGTGAACGCCGCCATGTACGCGAACCCGATCGGGCTGATCATTGCCGGCGTCGTCGCCGCGATCGCCGTTATCGCCGCCGCCGTCTACTACTGGGACGACTGGACCAGCGCCCTGATGGATACGGCCGCATTCCAGTGGGTCAGCGGGAAACTGCAGGCGCTCTCTGACTGGTTCGGCTCGATCGGCGGTTGGTCCGGCATGGCCAGCGCCGCTTGGGACGGCATCGTCAACATCTTCAAGTCAGCGATCAACAGCCTGATCGAGATGCTGAACAAAATCCCGGGCGTGCAGATCGACGCATCGTTTGGCGACATGCCGAAGGCGCCGGAGCTGCCCGGTATCTCTGCGCCGCTGGTGGCCACGCCGCAGATCCCGCAACTGGTAGCCGTGCCATCCCTGGGCGAGCAGGCCGACCAGACCCGTGAGCGCATCACCGCCAACACCGCCAGCATTTCGCCGCTGCGCCCTAACGCTGTGCCGGCGGGCGGCTTGCTGCGCGCCATCCAGAACACGACCAACAACAACCAGACACAACAAGGCATCCATGTGGAACACCTGACTATCGAGAACACCAAGCCGATGACCCCGCTGGAGCTGGAAAGCATGGTCGGCATGGCGGTGAGCGGATGAGTGAATACCTTGACCTGCTGATCGTCGACAACGACCTGGTGCTGGATCTCGGCCGACAGCCGGAATTAGTAGTCGATAGGGCCTGCATTGCCCAGGACATCGGCCACATGATCCGCGACAGCGGCCTGTTGGTCTCCCTGGTCGCCGAGCGTAGCAACCTGGTCAAGCGCGACTACCGCCAGCAACTGGAGCTGCTGGTGGAGAACGACGTGCGCCTGGTGCCGGGCACTGCCCGGGTTAAAGACCTGGGCAACGGCCAGTACCTGATCACCGCCAAGACTCTGCAGTTTGGCGACGTGGAGGTGATCCTGTGAGCGATATCGATTTCAAACAGGCCTTGGCCGACTCCGGGATCCCGACTACCGACGCCGCGCTGCGTGCTGCCTGGGAAACGGAGGTCACCGCCCAGGGCGCCACTGTGGCGAACACTTCGGCCTATTCGCCGTTCTGGCGCGTGGTGAGCGCCCTGGTCACCAAGCCGGTGCTGTGGATCCTGACCTTTTTCAGCGACACCGTGTTGCCCAACTTTTTCGTCAAGACCGCCGGCAAACAGTGGCTCGATACCCTGGCCTGGGCCGTGAACATCGCTCGCAAGGGCGAAAGCAAGGCGATCGGCAATGTACTGTTCACCCGTTCCGGATCCTCGGGCGTGCTGCAGCTGCCCGCCGGCACGGTTGTGCAGTCGACGCCTATCAACGGCAACGTGTACCAGCTGCTGACCAGCGCGACCGCGCAGTTCGCTGACGGGCAGACCACGGTCCTAGTACCGGTGATCGCCGCCCTGGCCGGCAGTGGGCACAACCTGGCCCCGGGTTATTACGGCGTGCTGCCGACACCAATCGCCGGCGTCATCGCCGTCACCAACCCGGAAGGCTGGCTGACAACACCAGGCGCAGACGACGAACCCGACGACGAGCTGCGCCTGCGCGTGCGCAACCAGTTCAGTGCCGTGAACCAGTGGCACACCGACGCCGTGTACAGGGCGCTGATCTCTGCGTTCCAGGGCGTGCAGCCCAACGGCGTTTATTTCGAGCATGGGGCCCCGCGTGGTCCCGGTACCGCCAATGCCTACGTGCTATTCGAAGCGGACGTTCCGGCCGAGTCCTACCTGCAACAAATCAACAGCAAGATCATGGACGAGGGCAACCATGGCCACGGCGACGATCTCCTGGTGATGGTGATCCCAGAGACCCAGAACGATATCGCCATGGCGCTGTGGCCTAAATCGGTACTGACCCAAGCCGAGCGCGACACCTTGAAGGCCAACGTCGAGCTGTTCATTCGGGCCGCATTCCGCGAGAGCACCGATAGCGACTACCAGCCGACCCTGACCTACCCGCAGTCGCGCTTTTCATTCAGCCGCCTGGGTGAGGAGCTGCACCAGCAGTTCGCCGGCATCGACTCGTTGCGCTTCACCAACAGCGACATCGTGTCCGAGCTGACCATTCCACGGATCCACACGCTGCAGGTGACCTTCGGTGATTAAGCTCGAACTGCCTTTCTGGCTCGATGCCGGCGAGCTGGCCAAGCTCAAGGCCAGCGCCCAGGCCTGGTGGGAAAACGTCGAGGGCTGGCTGCAGTGGCCGCTCCTGCAGCTGGACCCGGAGACCTGCCACCTGACCGTGCTGGACCTGATGGCCTGGCAGCGCGATATCACCCGATTCAGCGGCGAACCCGAGAGCTTGTACCGCCTGCGCGTGAAGCACGCCTTCGTCAATGCGGTGGACGCCGGCAGCACTGCAGGTCTTAAACGCATTCTGGTGCGCCTGGGCGTCGGCTACATCGAGATCGAGGAGCGCATGCCGGATCGGGACTGGGACGTGATCCTGCTACGCCTGTCCGACTCGCAGCTGTCGCAGAACCCCGAGCTGCTGCGAATTATCGTCCAGCAGTACGGCCGCACCTGCCGCCGCTATGACTTTGTGACCATCACCCGCGTGTCCATGCATGTGGCCATCGCCGACTTTAACGACGATCAGCAAACGCTGATCGCCACCCTGTAGGAGCCAACCCATGGCTGCCAGTATCACCTTTGCCGGCGAATCGCTGATTGCACAGAAGCAAGCCGCCAACCTGCCGTTGAACATCACCCATTTCATTTTTGCCTACGTGCCCGGGCTGGACACCGCCGGCGCGGTCGATCGGGCGGCCGCAAAGCCACCTGCGGGCCAGATCGTCTACAGCTCTGCGATTCCGTCCTGGGCAGCTGGCTACGTCAATCCCAATCAGGTGGTGTACAGCGCCCAGGTGGGTAGCGACGTCGGCGACTGGGACTACAACTGGATCGGCCTGGAGTCCGACGACGGTGTGCTGTTCGCCGTGTCGTATGTGCCGGTGCAGCAGAAGCGCCGCAACATCCCGCCGCTGCAGACGGGCAACAACATTACGCGCAACTTCCTGGTGGCCTTCGACGGGGCCCAGGCGCTGACTGGCCTGACGGTCGACGCCAGCACCTGGCAGCACGATTTCACGGTGCGCCTGATTGGCATCGATCAGCGCGAGCGCCTGAGCAATCGCGATATCTACGGCCGGGCTGCGTTCTTCGATACCGCGTTGCTCCTGGAGAAGATCGACGGCGCTTACCAGGTCGCCCCGGGTATTGCCTATGGCGAAGGCATCCGGATTGAAAACGCCTCACATGTGATCGTCGCGCCGCCGTCCTTCCCGACCACTGTCTATCTCGACTGCGCCCTGGAGCGCCAGCTCAGCGACGTGGTGGCCACCTGGAAGATCGTTTTCGGTACCGGCCTGGTCGACTACCTGGACAGCGTGGCGACCCAGCATTACGTCGTGCCGATCGCACACCTGCCCAATGCAAACACCATCGTGGATCTGCGCACTGTTGTGAAGCTGGGCACCAACGGTAGCGGCCTGGCTGAACAGATCCAGCTGGCCACACCCAAGCGCTCCCACCTCTATTACTTCGCTCAATTTTAAGGACCTGTCATGCCCGCATTCTTTGGGTCTGCGTTGCTTGTTCCCAACGCGACCACTCTGATTTACGAACACACCGGCGCCGCCCCGATCACGGCGAATATCCGGATGGCCAACCAGAACAATGATGACGTCAAGTATTGGGTCTGGATCGGGCCTAACGCCACGCCCGACAAATGCATCACCCCAGGCGTGACTGTCGATGGGAACGCGCCCTGGGAGGACACCGCCATGCGCATGGATCCTGGGGAGAAGATCTGGGCCATGGCCACCAAGGGCAATGTGTCGGTGCGTGCGTTCGGGGCGGAGGATTAACCATGGGTTTTGCAACTACAAGATCGTCATCCAGCACCGCCGGTGGAAACGTTCCGATTGGCGGCTATGCCGACGTGTTTACTTCGGGTGCCAACTTCAAACTGGTCGGCAGCGTTATCTCGCGTGCCCAGTATCCAGAAATGTCCAATGCTTACCCACGTTCCGGCGCGATCAATGCGGTTAACTCAGGGCCGATGCCTGCCAACCAGGCGTGGCTGTCCACCGCCTATGGGGCCGGCGTGCATGTGGCGGTCGGTGGTTCAAACGGCAACTCTGCTGCATTCAGTGATGATGCTAAAACCTGGTATTTCATGCAGATGCCGGTTCAACTGTCGTATAGGACCGTAGCATTTGGGGCTGATTTATTTGTCGCAATGGGTACTGAAACTGGTTCTGCGACGACGTCGTTTGCTACCTCTAAAGACGGTGTTAACTGGACGGCCAGGACATTCCAGCTTCCTTATCTGGTGTCGTCGCTCATCTACTCGAAAGAGCTGTCTCTGTTTATCGCTTCTTGCGGTTACAGCCCCAACTCGACCAGTCCGCAAACCACGTTACTGACGTCCGTTGATGGTTTGGTTTGGAAACCCATACAGGTGCCCAGCAAGCTCTGGACCTCTGTAGCCTCTGGGCCTAAAGGTATTGCGGTCATTTCGACTGACAGCACTGAATCCGGCTCGTCCGTCTGCTTGAGTTCGGCCGATGGGATCACGTTTACCCAACGGGCCATGCCGCCCGGCCACTGGATGTCGGTCACGCAGGGGAAAGGCGTCTATGTGGCTGTCGGATATAAACAAAGTACCAGTATCACAATGCCGATCATTGCCACTTCCACCGACTTGGAAACGTGGACACTTCGAAACATGCCTGTTTCATCGACTGCAGCTGGACCCGGTTGCGTCGCCTTCGGGGATTCAGTTTTTGTGGCGATCTGGAACGCCATAACACTCGTGTCCTATGACGGTCTTGTATGGATTCAGAAAACCTCTCTGATGAGCCAGCCCCCGCCTAATCAGATCGGCTACAAAGATGGGGTTTTGATCATTGGCTACAGCTCAAGCCAATCGACAGTGCTTAACGTCACGTTGGAAAACCTCACAGACTCTAACTGGATGTACCTGAGCGGCACGGCTGGCAAATATCTGAGGGTCAAATAATGACGGTTCTCTATCTGTTCGATGACAAGGGCTACCTGTACGGCCTTCATCAGGGCAACAGCGTGATTGAAAATTCAACCACGAAAGCGCCGATCTACACCGACGGCTATACGCCTCAGTTCCAGGACGGCGCCTGGATCGACCAAAGCGTGCCGACCATCATTACCCGGGTAACGCGGCTGGAGTTCAAAGAGCTTTTCACCAGCGCCGAGCGCGTGGCCATCAAGAAGGCCCGTGTGATCGATGACCTGGTGGAGGACTTCTTCTCGATTGCCGAGGATCCAGACTCTACTGGCGTGGATCTGACGCTGCCGTCCACCGAAAGCGTGCTGTTTCACCTGGAGGGGCTGGGGATCCTGACCGAGGATCGCCACCAGCAGATCCTGGCAGGTGTCCCGCAATGATCCCTCTCAACTGGATGCCAGTCGCCATGCAGTGGCCCGAGGAGGCCACCGCCTGGATGAGCAAGCTGGACGAGGCAAAGGACATGGCGGCGGCCGACCTGCAGAGCACGGCCGATCGCCTGAGCGGTATTGCCGATCTCGTCACCACCGACCTGAGCCTGATCGGCGATATCGCCAAGGGCGCCGTGGCGATCGGCCGCGAGGCACTGGACGGCCAATTTGGCGAGATCCCGCGCTGTATTACCGTGACACCGTTCCAGTCGGGGGTAGGGGAGAGCAACGGCTATCAGTGCTCGCTGTCGGCGCCGGGCGTAGTTCAGCGCCTGGCCGACAAGCTGCAGGACAGTTCAGATCCCAACCGCCCGGACGGCGACGATCAGCACGCGGTCGTTGTCCTGTTCCTGGGCACGCAGTACGACGGCATGTCGAGCCTGCTGGGCAAGTTCAACGCCCTGATGCCGATCGGCGACCTGCAGCGGGCCGAGCGCCGGGCCCAGAACCTGGTGCAGCTGGAGACCGAGAAGTGGCAGATCCCAGCTGCAGGAGAGCAACCGCGCTGGTTTACGGCGCCGATTGAGCGTTGCACGGTGCTGCGCGAGGCCAGCCAGGCGTTCAACACCCAGTTGGCCAACCTGGAGGCCTACGCCGCCAACAGCTCGCCACTCAGCGACCTGGCCGAACTGGCCCAGCGCAAGGCCGAGCAAGTGCTCGAGCAGTCCGATCGGCTCACTGCGCTGCGTGACGTGCTCAACAGCGGCACGGACAACGCCGGCATGCAGGCCCGCATGATCGGGCCAGGCGACACCGCCGAGTTGCGCAAGCAGCTGCTCGAGGAGGACGACAGCACGCCCGGGCACGAATGGGTCATGTCCTCGGGCGTCATGTTCGTGGGCTCGCTCAAGGGGCTGAGCTTTGTAAAGGAGATGATGGGCCTATGACGTTGCTCCTGGACGGTGTTCAGATCCGTGGCCACAGCATCAAGCTGACGGGCAATCTGCGCATTGAAAGCGACGACATGTCGGGGCAGACCAGTGCTACCGACTCAGCCGATAAGGGTTTCAAGCCCAAAACGCTGACCGTCGCGATGAAGATCAAATACAAGGACTCGGCGGACCTGGCCAGCCTCATGAGCATGGCCGAGGCGACGGAAAGCGGTGGCCAGCGCAAGACCTATCGGGTCGTCAGCGACACGGCCGAGGCCTTCGGCGTGCGCCAGGCGCAGTTCAGCGAGAGCGTGAGCGCCCGGGAGGACGACACCCTGTCGCAATGGATCATCCAGTTCACGCTGGCTGAGAAACTGTCGAACCCCGAGAAAACTGAGCAGCGCCGGGCGGCCAACGGTACCAACAGCCAAGCCGCCCCGGGCGACAGCGTGGCCAGCAGCGGTACCGGCGGCGAACCGGAGCTGACCGGCTTTGAAAACGTGCTTAAGAAGGTGGACGGCTGGCTGGGCGGTGACAAGAAATGAGCATGAAATTGCACCAGGTACTGGCCATTGCCGGCACCGTCTACCCTATGGTCAAAGACGATGTGCGCCTCGATCTAAAAAGCCCCGGACGGGCTGTTTTTACGATTAAGGCCGATGCCGCGGTAAAAGGCCTGGTCACCCTGGACATTGGCTACAACGACAGCACGCTGCAGCGGCATTTCCTCGGCTACGTCGAGCGCTGCACCACCACCAACCGCACGGAACAGGTGGTCGCCTGCCGCGAGCTGGCTGGGATCCTGGCCAACCCGCTGCCCATGAACCTGCGCCACGTCGACATGCGCCAGGTCCTGGCCGAGGTCAGCAACCAGACCGGCCTATCGTTCAAGGTGCCCGACCAGGACTACACCCGGGTAAAGGCGCCGTTCTTTTACAGCCTGGCGTCCGGGTACCTGGCCCTGGACAGCCTGGCCAAGGTGTACGGCATTCCCGACTTCATCTGGCAGCAGCAGGGCAATGGCGAAGTGTTCGCCGGCAGTTGGACGGACAGCTTCTTTGGCGCCCGATCGGCGCTGCAGCTGCCCCTGGAACTGTTCAACGACTACCAGGGCAACCAGAGCGCCGTTATTGCCGCGCTTCCCGGGTTGCGCCCTGGTGCATCGATCAACAATGGCGAGCGGGTCACAAGCGTGGCCCTCGCCGGCACACAGATGGCCATCAAATGGACGACGCAGTAAAACGCAGCGTAGAGCGGCAATTCCCAGAGCTGTCCGGCAACTACCACCTGCCCAGGTTCGCCCAGGTGGTGGCCGTTGCGGATCCACCTGCAGACGCGGGCATGTGTGACGACTTCCGGCCGCGTTACGCGGTCGACCTGCAGGTGCTGACCCCGGACGGTATGCCCGACTCAAGTATGCCGCTGCTGCCCGGTGTGCCATTGCCGGTACCGACTGGTGGCGATGAAATGGGCATGTACGCCTTCCCGCACGAAGGAACCCGGGTTGTGGTGTGCTTCGCCTATGGCCTGCCGCATTGCCCGTACATCCAAACGATCCTGCCGCACGGTCTGAGCCTGCCCAAGGTGCCGAAAGGGGATCACGTCTGGCAGCACAGCGATCTGGCCCAGCAGCGCGTCGACGCGGCCGGCAACTGGACCCGCACGACCGATGGCAAGATTAGCGACCAGTCCCTGGAACGTCAGGTCGAAAGCGGCACCAACCAGGAGAAGTACCAGAGCCACGACCAGGACGTGGCCACTCACTCGACTGAACAGATCGGCGGCATCAAGCGTATCGACGCCCTGGGCGCCCT